CTTTTATCCTTCTAGGGTAGTAAAATTTCATAAACACATTTCAGAAAGCAAAAGAAGCTAGTCTTGATGCCAACGGAAAGCCCAAGCCTAAGGAGGATAAACCTCCTGAAGCACCCATGAGTCTTCAAGAGCAAGTGATCAAAGGGCTAGATGCTGGCTGGCAGGGGTCTTTCTCTGGCCTGTTTGTTAGAAATAAGATGCCAGATACTGTGGCTCCAGAAGATGCCTCATTGGCCATGAAGATCGCCTCAAGTGTTTCAGGATTTGCGGGAGATCTACCGGCTATGGCTGCGGGTATGACAGCAGGCGCCGCTGCTGGGTCCTTAGAGTTACCCGTGGTTGGAACTGTTGGTGGTGGGATAGTTGGAGCATTTGCTGCTCCTGCTGCCATGAGAAAGATACTCATTGATCATTACCAAAAAGGCGACATTACAAGTGCAGAGGATTTCGCCGCCCGTGCAGTTTCTACGGCATGGGAAGGTGTGAAAGGCGGAGTCACCGGCGCTGCTACAGCTCTCGGTGGCAATATTGGTAGCGCAGTTGCCGGCCCAATTGCCGGTAAAATAGCTGAAGTTGCGGCCATGACAAGTGTTGCGAAGGGATTAGAAGGTCAACTCCCAGACTGGAAGGACTTTGCCTCGGCCGCTGTGGTTGTTGGTGGATTCCACGCTTTAGATGCGCTTCCTAAGATTCAGTCCAAGATGGCTGACGTCTATAAGCAAACAGGAGTAATGCCCACAGATCTTGCGGAGATGACTCAAACAGATCCAGCTCTTAAAGCTGAGATATTATCTAGTAACATCGAAGGCCAGCACATTGAAGTGCCTTCAAATGAGGAGCAGGCCGAGAAAGGCTTACCGCAGTTCACTGAGAAAGATCTCGAGAATGAACCTGGCAAGGTTTCTGAAGCTGTAAATCCAAGGCCTGATTACTCGAAGATAGACCAGCCGGAGAACCTTTCTGAAGCTGAGAAGGGTGTTTTATCCAAGATCGGTGAGCAAAAAGAGACCAAAGAGCCGTTCATTGATCCTGATAGATTGTACTCCGATCGATTTGATGGTCTTTATCAATTGAAATTGGCGCAAGATGCAACTGGTAAAAAAGTCAGTCCAGAAAACAATGCCTATATCTTGGGTCGAACATTTGCAGCTTGGACAGATAAGTTTCGTAATTTCTATGAACAATCACCCTATGATTTCAACACGCAAAAACCTGTGTCAGATGGAGAACAGTTCGCATTAGGTAACATCATCAAGGATGCGAAAGATGCCGGCGATGGAAACATCAATAAGCTCAATGCCTATGCCATGGCAAAGAGAACCATTGAGTTGGCAGACAGAGGCATCAAGCAGCCCATTGATCTGGAACAAGCTAAGCAAGTTGTGGCGGATAATGAGAAAACCATGGGTCCTATCCAGCAGCGTCTAGTGGAAGCTGGAGACTACGCTCTGAAGTATTACGAAGACTCTGGAATGATCAGCCAAGAACAGGGCGCAAGAATCACTAACGCCAATATGGAGCACGTACCGTTCAAGAAGATCCTTGAGCCAGATCCTATCACTGGAAAAATTCCAGGCACTACGAAAGCCATCAAAGAGATTGGAGATTCCGATCTAGACATTAAAAACCCAGTAGTCCAGAAGATCCAAGATATTCAATGGATGATCAAGGAAGCTGAGATCAATAGGATTAAAACCAAGGCTATTGATCATTTATTGGGCGACGATGGCAAAGGTACTGATCACATTCAGTATCAGGAAACGAATCAATACCGCAGGCAAACAGGTCCAACAGAACTAGATCGGATGGTTGACGGTAAGCAAGAAATCTACAAGGTAAACGCTGGACTAAAAGAGGTATTCACTCGTCTTGAGGGGCAAGAAGGTAACCTCAATATGTTTGCTAAATTGGCTCGACCAATTACTCAGGTCATCAAAGCTGGATACATGTTCGATCCAAGCTTTGCGCTCAGGCACGTAGCGAGGGCAGCTCAGGCAGGATTTACTTACTCCCAGACTGGCCAACTTCCATTCATCTCACCGATGATGGCCATCGGCGAATACATGAAACAAGGTGATGTCTACCGCCAATGGCTTCAAGATGGCGGCGCCCAAGGTTCTTTAGAGAAGATCAATGCGAAGTGGATTGAATCTGACATTCTTGATCTAGATAAAGACACACCGTTTGTGAAGCAGGCGTGGAATGTGATAACCACACCATTCCAAAAGGCTCATGCCTTTATTGCTTTGGCAGATAATCTCACTCGCTTAGCGGAATATAAACGCTCTCCTGGGATTTTGGATGAAGAGGGAAAGCTCAACCAAAGTGCATCAATGGCGGAAAGAACTCAGGCTGCGTACAATTCTAGGGAAGTTACTCCGGATTACTCGAGGATCGGCGCTAAAATGCAGGCCATTCAGGCGACCAATGCATTTTACAATGCCGACCTTCAAGGCACGGATCGGATGATTAGGGCATTTAAAGATGATCCGATGTCTACAACTTTGAAGTCTCTTGCGATATTCACATTACCTAGCGTTTTAACTTGGTACGCTACGCACGACAAGGGCTGGTATAAGGGTCTCCTACATTGGCAAAAGGATCTGTATCTAAACTTCGACGTGCATGATGACAATTCTCCACACATCATTGGTAACGAGCCAAAATATTCGTCTACGCTATTCAAAGAGCCGGTGGCTTTTACCCAAGGGCTCGTGTTTGGCTCAGGTCCGATGAGAGTCATGGATGCCTATTTTGATCATGATAAAACTGCACTTCCTGATTTTATGAAAGATGTAGCAGAACACATCATTCCGCCGATCCCAGCATCAGATTTGGTTAAACAAGGCTTTCAAATGGCAGTGAATAAAAGTCTATTCACCCATGAGCCGATCATTCCGGATAAATACACAAAAGAGCTCCCTGAGATGCAGTACAATGAATATACCTCAGACACAGCCAAGGCTCTGGCTAAGTTGACCCGTCCAGTGCCGGGATTAGGATCAGCACACTTTCCTGGAAATGATAATAGGAACATCACCCTTGGCTCACCAATGGCTCTTGATTACATCATGGGACAAGCAGGCCCTGTTGGAAAGTTCGCAGTATGGCTCACAGATCAAGCTTTGCAGAAAGCAGGCATGGCTCCTGAAAAGCCTCTTGAGAGTGTAGACCGCTTACCTTTTGCGCGTGAATTCTTTAGCAGGTATCCAAATCTTAATGATCAAAGGGTTACAGACTTTATTGAACGAGTTGAGCCAGCCCAGGACATTCTAAATTCTATAAAGGATGCTCAAAAGAGAGGCGATCAGTCAGAAGTGATGAAGCTTAGAAAGATGTATTTAGACAGCGACGCGGTAGAAAAAGGTCCAGTCCAATTTATTCATAACATGGCTGCATCAATTCAAAACCTGCAGCGATTAAAGATGGACCCAATTCAAAAGAGACAGCTTCAGGACAGTATGTACTTTGAACGCATACAGGCAGCCGAAGTCGGTAATAAGTATTTGGATAGTTTAGAGAAAAAAAGAGATGATTTGAAAGGGAGTAAATAATGGCAATATCAACAACCACCAACACAGTGCTTTTGGCAGGTAACAGCTCGACTGTTGTCTTCCCCTATTCATTCCCGTTCTACAATCAAATGGACTTGAATGTTTACCTATTCGACACAAGTGCTGGTGGAATCACGAAGCAGGTCTTAAACTCGAACTACTCTATCTCGGCGACTGCGGACTCCACTGGCATCTACCCAAATGGTGGAAATGTCATCTTCACGTCTTCAGTGATCAACACGAGTATTGTGGTCATTGATCGCCAGCCAATTGAGACACAGACCTTTGCCATTTTGCAAAATGGATTCATATCCTCTGTTGGTCTGACTCATCAGCTGGATTATTTGACTCTACTCATTCAAGATATGGCAGATCGGATTTCTAGGTCAGTTGCGGTTCCTACTGGGTTTGGCCTGACTAATTCGTTTAATCCACAGCTTCCGACAGTCGTAGGCCTTCAATCTTCAGCCGGACTTTATGTGGTGATTAACTCGAGTGCTACAGGATTTACTCTGGCAGGAAGTACCAGTATTCCAACTGGACCACTCGGATACGTATTGACTGGACTTGGGAATGGTTTGCCAGCGGCATTTGAACTCCCGAATTTGACTATCGGCTCAGGCGTAATGGGATTCTCACAAGGTGGAACTGGAGTTGGAACTACGCCAATTCCTTATGCGGTCCCCTACGGCAATGGAACTGGATATGGCTATGCTAATCCTGGAGGAGCCGGCCAAGTCCTCACAGCCAATGCTTCATCAGCACCAACGTACCAAAACATAACCATAAATAATGCGTCAGGTGTTTTGGCAGCTTCCAATGGCGGTACTGGCATCGCTGTATTTGTTCCGAATCAGATATTTGCGGGCCTTGGCACCACTCAGATGCAGCAATTTGGCGGCACACCTACTTGGCCACTAGTGGCTAACTCTGGAGCTTTGCCATCATTCCAACAGATCGCTCTTGGTGGTCCTGCGATGAGTGGCACTCTTGCGCTGACAAGTGGTGGAACGGGTGTAACCACAACTCCTGCTGTGGGTGCAATTCCTTATGGGAGTGGTGTTGGCTACACTTACCTAGCAATTGGGTCCAGTGGAACAATCCTTCAGTCATTTGGAGGTGGGGTACTTGGGTGGGTAAATTCTACCTCAGGTCTTGGCTACACATCCAACCAGTATGGCTTAATTGTTTCTGGTTCATCCAACACTCAGTTAAACGTCATCGCTCCGAATTCGTCTGTCTCCCTGACCATAGTGTCGCAAGGCACAGGTGCCAATCCAAAGTGGGCAACTATTGACAGCATCTCGCCAATGACAACCTTGGGGGATACTCTTTACTATGGAACTGGAGCCACAAGACTTCCAGGTATAACATCTAATTCGAGCGCAATGTTTGTTCAAACGGGTTCTGGGGGGCTAAGTGCAGCTCCTAGTTGGCGCACAATAAATTTTCCGCAAACCACAATTCTCACAGGAAGTACTACTGGAACCTACACAACTCCGACAGGATGTCTCTATCTAGAAGTTGAAGTAGTTGGTCCTGGTGGATCTGGTGGAGGATGCGCTTTAAATGCGGCAGGTAATGCCAGTGCTGCAAGTGGCGCAGGCGGTGGTGGATATGCAAAAGGAATTTTTGAGGGCTCATCTTTACTTGCGAGTTATAGCTATACGGTGGCTGGGGGTGCTGCGGCTACGTCCGCTGCAAATGTTGGTGGTGGCACAGGCGGCTCTACAATCTTCGGATTTTTATCGGCCACAGGAGGCGTTGGTGGATCTGGTGGAGCAAGTTCGGCAGCAGTGGCCTTCATAGGAGGCGGAGCTGGAGGCATTGGCACTAACGGATTCCTGCAAGTGACAGGAAATGCTGGTGGATTTGGAGGAGTGGGTACAGCAGGTGCTGCCAACTTAGGTGGCGCCGGAGGAGCTTCTCATTTGTCAGGCAATACTCAAAATGTATCCGGAGGAACCGCCGGTGGTATTCCCGCCGTAAGTCCTGGTGGTGGAGGAGGCGGAGGAATTTCATTTAGCTCAGGCGCGGCCCAAGCTGGTGCAGCAGGAGCGAATGGCCAGATTGTAATTAAGGCTTTCTTTCAATAGGAGATGTCCCATGTTTGATTTTAACTCGATACTAGACCTGCTGAAAGTAGAGCCAGGACACGGGCTAGTCCAGTCCGTTATTCTACTCGGTATATGGCTTCAGGCGAGAGGTGTTAAGCAAGAGATCAGTAAACTAGCCTCTTCTTTAGATAGGGTAAGACTTGATACTGATGAAAAGATTCATCAACATGAGATAAGATTAACCAAATTAGAACACATAGGAGATACAAAATGACTTCACTTGTAACTGCGCCACTTGGATCCACTGGAAGTGTATCGGTGACTGAATCGGCTGGAGTAGTGACTCTGACCTTGAATGAAAACATCACCAACATTGGCATTCAAGCAGGACTTACTGTGTCCTTGTCTGGTGCCACTCTCCTGAATGCATGGGCAGCAGGGACGGCGAACGCCACATTAAAAGCAATCCTTGCTGAAGCTGCCACTTTGATTGCGGCGCTGCCTGCATAAATGGCGACTTCTCCAGTCAATAACGTAGGCTTGACGATTATCAATGACCTGATTCAGGCGATTATCGCAGGTGGGGTTGTGGCTGGAGAAGCCTATATTGCAGCACTAGACCCGGATCTTGCAGCTATACCTATTGTTGGATGGCTAGAAGCCCAGACAGTCCAATATGTGGCAGATATTATTCAAGTTGCCGGTCAAAAATTTGCAGACCAGATTGTCATTAGCATCCAAACAGGAGCAGAAAATAATGCAGTCATCAACGCTACAACAGCTCTTGCTTTGGCTCAAGGCACCGGGAACCAAGCAGCGATCGCACAAGCCGCAGCTCAAGCAGCTCAAGCTTATCAAAAGGCTTTCGCTCTTGATGGCTGGGCTACTACTAGCTAACTGTGCTGACGTGCAGATCAATAACCATTACTTCTGTGGTTCCTTAGGGGCTGGAGGAGCGGCTTGCTCTTGGTTTATGCCGGATGACCAACACCAGCCTTACAATATGACTCTTCAAGAGTTTGCAGCATGGTGGGATGATCTCTCAGACCCTAAAGTAGCAACAGAGCTCTCCACAATCCTAGATTGGAAAGCAGATATAGAGCAGCTTTGCACAGATGTAAATGCCTGTTCAGATGCCACGGTTATGCAGGTAGATAATCTTATTAATAAAATTCAATCGGCTGAGACAGCAGCAAAAAAAGTTACTGCTCCTGTAAATCCACAGCATAATTAGTCTTTAAAGTGAGAAGTACGGCCGCGCACCCTGGCTGGGTGTCCCAGGTGGATGAACTCCACTGGCCATCAGACACATATTTCCCAGCTACTTGCTGATTAGTTAATGCCCAAACATATGGACTGGGTAAACCACGCTTGGCGTATCCGATACCGTTATATTGTTCGAGCTTCTTTAGTACAGTGACGATATCCCAGTGACCGTTAGCAGAAACATTGAAGCCATCCATAGTAAGAGCATCAGCAGCTCCCGCTGCCCAAGATGCAAATGGACCCCTACCCCTTGGAACATCAACCGTAACTCTATCCAAAGGATCGCCATTACCAAGATAACAACCATGGTCAAAATCCTCTTCGCGCATATCAATCACGCCAATCATGTACCAGGGAAGTCCACTTTGAGCAGCTGCAGGATCATAGTACTGAGTCTTAAAGCCCATGATCTTGGCGGCCATTTCATCTACAATATTCACGCACTCTGGACGAACCAGGCAAGCGTTCCATAAGGCCAATACATCAAGTCGAGTATCACCAAAGCTCATATAGATCCCCACATGCCTGAATTCCTAAGGAGCTGAACCATCTTTTTATCCACTTCCATAGTGTGATCATAGATATTCTTCGCAATCATTACACGCGCCATGGGTTTCACATCATCAAGCATGCGAGCAATTTCAACCCCAACTTTAATTGCCTGCTCGATATTCTTTTCAACCACAGCTCTAAATTCCATATCAGGAATTGAGGTCTCTAGTATTGTTTGGTTGAGCTCTTGAGAGGTGAGATCCTCCGGATGAAGAACCTTACCTTCTTTAGCGGCAAGCCTCATATGCTTGAATGGTTTTCTTTTGATCTTTGTCATTTTAAAACTCCACCAAAGTGAAACTATCAATTTCGCTCTCTAAAAGCCCCTGCTCAGGATTCGTATCCTCAACAAGCTTGTAGCCAGAAGACACTCGGTCAATGAGGTCCTCAATCTTTGGCCTCATATCCTTAGTCACCATCTTCTCAACTTGAGCCGGAGATTTAATCTTTAGATCGAACATAAACGGTGGTTTTAAGCCAAACTCCTGAGCCAAGCGCTCACCAGTCCAACCCTCTTTCCATTTACGCATTGGGCGTTTACCAACGATCTTAAAGCCAGGAGGAATACGTCCAGATTGAGCCTCAGATTCAGCAAACTTCTTTACATTCCTTATCCATGACTCCATCACGGGGAGCATTCGTAAGACTTCGCTTAGCTTCTCTGGGATATAGGCTAGAGTAGGCGAAAAATTCTCGTTAGCAAGGGCAACTGATTTCTCTCTGACCGCTGGACAGTTAACGGCGGCAGCTGGACAAAACCTGCACCAATCGCCAACGGAAAGTTCTGCTTCGGGATCTTCGGTTCTTTTAGCGTCGGCAACAAGCTGATCCAGAAATGCGCGGAGAGCTTTAGGCGTAGTTTGCCATTTTCTGATTGGACCTTCAGGATGCGGACATCGGGGTTGGACAATAACAAGCTCCACAGACTTAACGGAGAGACCGAGCTCGAGAAGAGCACCAACACCATAGTATTGGAGTTGCTGATTCTCTTTAACTTCCACCGCGAGTCCTGCGCCATGTTTATAGTCAACCACCAGAAGTTTTTCATGTCGGTGGGAGTATAAAACGAAGTCGGCTGTGCCATAAAGACCTGGGAAAACCGCCGACATATCAAAGCGACGCTCGACCCAATACTGGACAGTAGGCGCATTCCTATCTCCTATCAGGCCATCTACATAATTAAAATACGTCTCGACTGCCTCAAAATCCTCTGGCTCTAAATCATCGAAGAATCTTGTTGGACAAAATTTATTCTTTATCCATAAAGATGCAAGTGCATGTGCCCTAGAACCTTGAATGGATTCAGGAGACTCCTGACCTTCTAAGCCTTCAGATAATCGAACTGATCCAGGACAGGCCTTCCAACGGTAATAACTTGAGGCCCCTATAGGAGAATGTTCACTCATTTAGTCTCCACTTTGCTCATCACCGCACCTTGGGCATTGGGCTTGATGAAGTAGTTGTAGTTGTCCGCAAGCTTCTTGATGCGCTCTACTGCTGGAGCATATTCAGTCTGCATGAAGGTGTGAAGCCTAGCTTGAACATCTTGCTGAGCAGGAGACCCAAGCCATTGCTGATCGCCATAGGTGAGTTTATGGGTTTCATCCATCTCTCCACCCTTAAAAACGTGCCTATGTTCGATAACCACAGACATATCCACACGCCACGTGCCAGTCTGTCTGCCAATTTGCTCCCACACATCATCAATACCTAAATGATTAATCTGGGGAGGAAATATAGGCCAACCAACGGCTTCAAGTAGCGGCATAGACCAAATAGTGCACCCAGCAGCTCTGGCGGGAGCATTCCAGCGATCGTTACTAGATACAAAGTTTTTACCATTGAGCTGCTTGAGTAACTTCTTATCCCACTCATCAGTGATCGCAAAATGCTCATCGTTCATTAGCGATACCCATTCACAATCACGCACCTTAGGCCATACTTCGCGGATCTTATCGCCCATGCCTCGAGCCTTAGTTATCTCAAACCGCCAATCAGAAGGCAGTTTAGCCCGCAGCTCTTCATAGCTTTTAAGGTTATGAGAGAGATCATCGGCATCAACGATAATCATCCCAGGAGTAGAGACATGCGTGGCTAGGAAAGAATCCATGCAATCAGAAAGCTTCTTGATGCGATTAAGAGATGGGATAAGATGCATTTTAGTGACCCTTCGGAAATTCCATGATCCAAAGATCATCTGGATGAATACCTAGTTCTAATACTTTAGCCCGAGCTGTCCCAAGATCGGCAGCCATAACCATTTGAAGGGGAGAAATCTGAGCTTCCACTTGACTAGCGACGGCATATATAAACAATTTCACTTTGTCTCCTTTTCGAACTTTTCTTTTAATTGTTGGTAAAACATGAATTCTTGCTTGGATCTTTCAACTTGAGACATAACGTATTGCTCTTTGGTGGGCTTTTGAGGAGCAGCGAACAAAAACTCTCCTCTGTGCGTGATAGTCACGTCGGTATCCACCACGATATCAAACCCACAATCCTGAGCTAGAGCACAAAACGCCCAGTCTTCAGAGTAATAATCATCTTGTCCAGGGCGAGTGCCTTCCTCAAATAAGCTATAATGTGTTTCGTTGTAGCCAGTCTGAGGTGAAGGATATTGATAGTGCCTAGCCTTCTCAGCCATTTTCTTCAATACCTTGACGTCGATGCACATAAAACCCGTGCCTGCGCGCGCTACTTTAA